TCATCTGTGGATACTTTTCCAGAACTTTTTTCCCAATGTCGAGGTCATTAAATGTGTCCATTATACACATGGCTGCACGAGCATCCCCAGAGCTTCTTTCTATTATTGCACCTTTGAGATCATTAACTTCCCAAGCAGGAACACCAAGTTCTTTGGCAACTTCTGTTATTGTGCTCTTTGCTTTGTATCTTGATATTGTTCCTAAATGTGCAACTTTTTCCTCACCATATTTATCTCTCAAATAATTTATAACCATCTCTCTTCTATCATCTTGAAAGTCAATATCGATATCAGGTAAATCTTCACGAGTTATATCAATAAATCTTTCAAACAATAAATCATGTTTTATTGGATCGATGTCAGTTATCCCTGTTAAATAACAAACCAATGATCCTGCTGAAGATCCTCTTGCTGGTCCAACTAACATATGTTGCTTGGCAAAATTAATCATATCTGCTATTACAAAAAAATAATCTTCAAACTTTTTATCAGCTATTAAATCAATCTCTCTTTTTAATCTTGCTTTATATATTGGGTCTTTTAAATTTACTTCTCTTTTTACAGCACCTTCAATACAAAGTTTTTCTAAAGTTTTTTCAGAATGAAATGATACCATTGATCCTTGTGGTAATTCAACATTGCACATATCAGCTATTTCATAGCTATTTTTAAAAGCTGAATCTGGAATCCAAGGAACTAAATCTTTCAACTCCCACTCATTTAATATATGCATTGGTGCTGTTCTGTTAATCCTATTCTGACCAACAAGAACTTCATAACCTTTTCTGTCATCAACTTTTGGAAAATAATTATCAGATGTTGATATGCATTTAAATCCTTTTGCTTCACAAAAGTCTAATGCCTTGCGAGAACTCATAGGATTGATCTCAATATATAAATTGTTTTTTCTGGCCAAAGGAAGCATTCCCCATGCAGGATGTGTTCCACTCAATATGATTAATTCATCTGATATATCAAACAGGTCAGAATATGAAAGTCTGGGGAAGTAATAAAAATTTTCTTTTTCTGTGCTTTTTGTTACAAGCTCATAAAGTTCTTTTAATCCTTTATTGCTCTTTGCAATAAAAGCCATTTGATTTGCTGGTTGCTTTTCTCTTGCAGTTGAATCTTCAACAAATGATATTTCAGTACCAAACAATGGTTTTTTATTTAATTCTTTACATGCCTTATCAAAAGCAACATGACCCCAAGTGCCAGCATCACATATACCAACTGCTTCACCTGCAGATGCTTCAACAACTTTTTTGGTATGACCAAATGCTTTGCGAAATGAATATTCAGTTCTTAATCTAATATTTAGCATATTATTGCCATTTTACTGTGTAGTTTGATACATGACAAATATCTTTTGCACATCTAGTGACCATTATATGTGTCCTTCTTTTCTGTACCACCTCAATATTTCTATTGTTGCTTCAACATCAACCAAAGATCTGTGAGCACCTTGAATCTTTTTATTAAACAAGTCTTCATATATATCACCCAGCTTTCTCATCTTTCCCCAAACTGATTGACCTATCTCAACTGTACAGATATGATTATATGGCCATGGGAACTTTGTTAATTTATCTATTCTTTCTAATTCAAATTTTAATATCTGTCTGTCAAAAGATAGATTGTGTGCTGCAATTGAACTCTGACCACAAAACCATTCAGCAAGTTTTTTATAATGAGCAATAAAAGGTTTTTGATCTTTTAACATCTCATCTGTTATTTTTGTTATCTTTATTATTTTTGGATCTAATGGGTGTCCAGGATTACACAAAAACTCAAAGCTGTCTATTTTATTAAAGTCATCATCAACTTTAATACCACCAAATTCAATTATCTTTGGCTGCATTTCTAAATCACTGCCTTCAGCTTTTGGCAATCCTGTTGTCTCAAGATCAAATATTATCATTATCTATCCTGACAATAAATTTTAAATCAACACCCAATATATCTTTGGTATCAAAAATAACATAGTTGTAAGATCTTTTGCCTGCTATTGCAACATTTGTATGAGAGTCTGTAAAAACTTCTTGTGCGATACCTATATTTCTCTCTTCAAAAAATGTTTTCCACAAAGCAAGTTCAGCATTTGTACAGTGCATACCAAGATGACTTACAGAGTTTCTTCCTCTTTTATCTGTATCCATCCAGTTATTGCCTTCAGTATAATTTAAAATCTCAAACTCTTTACCAGAGAATATATCATAATTAAAAGACAAGTCTGCCTCATTTGTTCCAACAACATCAAAAACTGCACCAGTCGCAACAACATGATCCTCAACCCAATCCACTGCACCTATTTCAGATAACAACTTTTTTGCCTTAACTGGGTTCTCTGGGCAAATAGCGATTTGTTCAATAGTAAATTTCATATTAAGCTCCATATGGTAATATGCATCCTGTTAAATATTTGTGATGCTCTTTTGATTGTAATAAATATGCAATGAACTCTGCTAATCTTTGGGGTGGTGTTTCTTCACCTGTTAACAATCCATCTAATTGATATTGTCGAGCATAATCATTTGCCCAACCACGAGTTTTAACAACTTGTTCATCTATTGATTTGCTCATACCAGTGCCTGATAATTTGTTTGGTGCTATACCAAAAACTGTAATGCCATGCTTTCTTGTTAGTTCACGAGCCATTTGCAAAGTCATTATATGAGCAGCACCTTTTGATGCATTGTAAGCCAAAGAACAAGTCATTGGCATGTGAGCAGCATTGCTGACAATGTTTAATATTGTTCCTCTGTTCTTAATCAATGATGGCAAGCATGCTCTAGACATCATGTATATGCCTTTTGCATTTACATCCATAACTTTATCCCACATATCTTCTGTGAAGTTTTCAAGCCAATCTATTAAATTCACTCCTGCATTATTTATTAATACATCAATATTTATAGAACCAGAAATTTTTGCTTTGGTCACATCATTACCATCATTTATATCATATCCGAGAATGTTATGACCTTGTTTTTCTAGCTCATCTTTCATAGCTTTGCCAAGACCTTTGCCTGACCCTGTAATTAAAATATTACTCATTTTTTATTTCCTTTTATTAATAATGATTCAACCATTGCTGCATAAACTGCTGCATCATGTATTGAGTCTTTGTGTTTTAAATCGCTGTTAGCAAATCTTGTTATTTTGACTATCATGAGTTCAAAAAGATGCCATATATTATAATCATCAGCTGTTTTAAGGTGAATGCCTTTGGGGAATAAACCAACCATCACCTCACCAACTGTTTTATAATTATCACCATAAACTTTATTTCTCTCACGAAAAGTTTCTGCCATCTCTTCTAAAATTTTGGCTGCATCTTTCCCTGATTTATCAAGAATTTTATATTTAAACTTCGGCATCTTCTCTCCCTTTTTCATATCCTTTTTCATATTCTTGTTCAGCAATTTTTTCATAATCATTTGCCCTCTCAATCATTTCTTCAAAGTTGCCAAGCACTGTTCCTGTTATGTCAAGCACTCTGGCAACTTTTACTCCATCAAGTTCAAGGTCATTATTTATAATTCTTAAATACATGGTCTTAACTTCTATGGACATTTTTTATCTCCTTAACTGCTAAACAGCTCAAACCTAATGCTCTCCACATATTAACACAAACAGCTCTATCCTCAAGCACAAACCATACATTTCTGTCAGAAAGATTGTTTTTGTATAAATTTTCCTTTGTTATATGGTCACTAGTGGTGTCATTTAATGGTCGCATGTATAACTGGTCACATGGAATATCGTTTAATTCAAGCCATTTCAAAGTCATGGCTCTACACGATTCATCTCTGGCAGTCAATATAATTATCTCAGTTTCATCATCTTTCAAAGCTCTGAGGATATTGCAGATGTTCTCTATTGGTGGATCATCTGCTCCTGCTTTGTTGAATTCACTGTAAAGCAAATCATTATATAAATGAGCTCTATGTTCATAATTAGATATTGTGCCATCAAGATCTGATATGATTGTCCTCTTCATTTATTTAATGCCTTATACATAGATGGTGCAGCCCATTCTTTTGGAGTTAAAAAAGGTTTTGCCCATGGGTGCTTTTTTACAACTTCATCAACCATTAATGTAAACACCTCACGATATTCACCCTGTGCTCTTGGACTCAATCTGCTTTTTGCCATCTCATGCAAAGTTCTTAAATTAAATTTTGCAACAATATTTGTATGGATATTTGTTGGCAGAACTCCACGAGCATCTTCAGCATGAACACCCAGCTCTCTTAATTGCTGGTATCGCATATTAATTAATTCCATAGTCTGGTCATAAATTAATTTTGCCTTTTCATCGTTGGCTATTTTTTCTGGGACTGAATAACTGAATCCCTGCATATCAACAGTCCTTTGAGATTGTTGAGCATAAGATGCTTGACGAGTTCTTACAAACTGATGTGTAAATCCTCTTGTTACATCTCTTATATCAAAAACATAATCAATAAATTCCCAGGATGATTTTATAGTTTGAAGCATATAATCAAGCTCTGCTTGTTTTTTATCATCATCCCATTCTTTAATTTTACTAAAAGCATCCTCATCATTCATGAGTCTGGTATTTTTTGTGAACAGTAATAAGTCCACTGCATCGTCTGTGCAAGATATTAATTTAACTTTCATTGTTTTCTCCTTTCTGAGAGTGTATTAATCTTGAGTAATTTGAATCACTCGTTATAAAACTGTCGATCATTTTTAAATCATTTATTAGATCATCCAATAATAACTGTCGCCAAGTTGCGAACCGACCAACAGAATAAATTTTGTATTTGTTTGTCATTTCAAATACGAA